TCTCCATCTGAGAATTTCATAAATTTCCCATAATAATTTAGTGACATACTATATCTTTTATATTGATAAACCAACTTTTCTTTTCTTTCTTTTAACGTGTTAAGTTGACCCAAAGCAACAGCGGCAAGAATGTCATTAAATTTTAAGTTAGTACCTATATTGTTATTATCATACTTATCATCTCTACCAAAGTCTTTTATTTGTCTAATCTTCTCCGCATATTCGTCATCATCAGTAGCACAAAATCCACCCTGCCCACATGAGATTATTTTGTTACCCTGTAATGAATAACATCCAACTTTGCCATTTGGAACTTTTGAACCAAATGCTCCAGCATTATCGTATATAACGGTTGTATTATTATCAATATTTTCATTAATATTTTTGGAAGACCTTCCCAAGAGACTCACTGGTATAACAATCTTGTCATCAATTTGCATTTCTTTCACATTAATAAGATATTCGTTATCATCTGTATCTATTATACTTGGTATCAATCCAGTCATTTCTACTGCGCTCTTCGTACCAACAAATGTTAAGTCTGGTATTGCAACTTTACCTTCACTATACCCCTTGATTCTTTTATCAGCTTCTATCGCTAAATAAATTGCCATAGTACAACTTGTCGTCATTATTACATGTTTTGTGCCTACCACTTTTGCTAAATCTTTCTCAAGCTGTTTAGTCATTGGTCCTTCAGAGACATAACATTCGTTAAGAACCTGTGCAACAAGTTCAATCTCATCTTCTCCAAATAATGGTTCATTCCAATTAATATTCATTTTTTTATTGCTAATATTCTACATCCTTTCAAATCTGTTTCTTTAGTTTCATTATCCCAACCATGATTATCATTATCAATGATTTCAAGATTGAACTTATTTTCTAACATTTTTTCTATATCTTTTCTTCCAAGAATCCAATTTGGACCAACGTTTTCTTGTTCTGCAAGAAATGTTCTATTCCCAATGGTTAAGTTCTTTATATATATAACATCGACAATATCCTTTATTTTATCTAAAAAATCTAATGGTTTTTCGATATATTGAATACCACCACAAGAATAGAGGGCTAATTTATCTTTTTTCAATATTATTTTATCTTGGATTGTATTAAAGATAATGTTATCATTTTTTATACCTTTTGAATATTTATCAACAACTTCTTTAAGTTCTAATACTTCCCATATAACATCTTTAGGCTTACCAAAATGTAGATATGCAACACCTGATGCTCCACCAAGGTCAATAACATGACAGTTTTTTAGATGTTCCTTAAATTTTAAGTCTATATAATCAACTGTGATATCCTCAAATTTATTAAAAGACTCTATTCTGTTCAATGGATGAAAGAGGTGTTTTTTAAATTTAAAATCTAATTCACCTTTTGGTATTAATAATTTACGAGTCATCTTTCATCTTATCCTTTGCTTCTTTAATTCCGACGCCAGCAATATCTTGTAGGTCTGACTCTAACATCTCTTCCACAAGTTCATTAAACAATACTTTCGGTTTCCATCCTAAAACATTCTCTATCTTAGATGGGTCTCCAAGTAACGCAGGAACCTCTAATGGTCTTTTATATTTGTCATTTATTTCAACATATTCTTTCCAATTTAAGTCTAACAACTTAAACGCTTTATCTAAATATTCTTCTATTGTGTGTGTTTCTCTTGTTGCAATAACATAATCATCAGGTTTGTCTGCTGTAATTATTGCGTACATAGCTTTAACATAATCCTCACTAGAACCCCAGTCTCTTTTGGCTGACAAGTTACCTAAAATAATCTTTTCCCTTTTCCCAGCGACAATCTCAGCAATATTTCTAGTAATTTTCCTTGTTACGAAATTGATACCCCTTCGACTATTATGTACTTTAAACAGATTGGGACCAGTGGCAAAACTTAAACTTGCAGTTCCTATATCATAAAACCATCCATCATTAGATTGTGTCTCTTTTGTGCTTATAACTTCATTCATTTCTTTCATTAAATGGTCTCCCATTTTTCCTATTTTATTTGGAGTTGTAAATTGTGTATAATAATATCTTACACCTTCAACGTATTCTGTTTTTGTTTTGGCATTTTGTTTAGAAAAACTTTTAAATATATAATTAAGACCGAGGCACAATGGTTGTGAGTTTGTATTAAATCCCTTATATTCATATCTTTCATGTCCAGCCTTTCTACCATCTGCAAGATAATATCCATCAAAAAAAGCCTTCTTAACTTCTTTATTTGAATTAAGAATAAATTTTGGAACTTTTTTATGTTTACTTCTTAGTGTATATATATTACTTTTAATCCATTTACCAAAGTTAGTATCATTATTTATATCTATCCTATATACATCTTTTGTTTTTGGATACTTTTCTTTAAATCCACTAACTACCGTAGACAATCTAGACTTCCATCCATATTTATCTGTAACCAACTTAGAAATTTCTCCTATCTCACTTTTATTATTACCTATCAATCTAATTCCTCCACCTTCTGAGATATAACCATCACCAACAACAAATCCAATAAACTTTGCTAAATCTAAATCATCTTTTAGTTTTCCAAGTTCTTTTGGATAATTAACTCTTTTAACTTTCTCTCCTACAGCTACATTAAATGTTTCTTTTTCTCCTTTTTCCATAAATATCTTATGATTATATGTAGCTTCATAGGAAGATTCTCTAGTCTGTATTATTCTCATTGGCTTTCCCATTGACTTATAACATTCACCATCTAGTATTTCAGTCCAATCATTTCCATCCCATACTTCCGAACCGTAATACTCATCTAATATACCCTCATATTTATGTTTATCTGTTCTGAATAAATCTTCTATAGGTAAGATGTCTATTCCATCTTTTTTAATAATCAATGAAGAGTCTCTTGGAACACTTCCTTCATGATTAAAACAAATTGAGTTAACTGCAAACATTCCGTATGCTTCCCTATAAATTCTTGTCATATGAAATGCGTAAAGTTTAGCACAACCGTATGGACTACTTGGTCTCATAATTGTTTTTTCATCTTGTGGTGGAGGTGTTAATCCGAACATCTCGCTAGAACTACATTGTAAAAATCTGCAATCTGGTTTTTCATCTTTAATAGCCTCAAGTATTTTAGTTACTCCTATACCGTTATATTCAGCTGTAGCTATTGGTGTAGGAAAAGATATACCAACATGACTCATCGCTGCTGTATTAAAGAATAGGTCTGGTTGAAAATCTCTGATTACATGCCTTATTGAAGCATCATCTATAAGATCCCAGTACTCAATATTAAAACTATCATCGTTACTCTCTTCAATCTCCATTAAATGTTCAATCCTATGAGTGTTTGGTGTACTCGCTCTTCTGGCAAGTCCAAGAACTTTATACCCTTTACTTAATAATAACTCGACCAAAAAGCTTCCGTCCATACCAGTTACACCAGAAACAATAGCCCTTTTCATTTTGTGCACACTACATTGAGACTTATGTATTCGCCATCAATTTTAGCTTTAGAATGGTCATCTACCTTACCTATTAAATCATTTGTTTCGTATCTTTCTATCCTTTTGAAACCTACCATTTTAAGTAGTTCTCCTAACGCGGAATAATCGTACACAGTCTTATGATAAATCGTTCTATAACTTCCATTTGAACAGTCTACTTCCATTTGACCATATAATGGACCTACAATCTTATGTAATGGAATATTATGTGAAAATTTATCGCAATACAACCTAGCCAATACCTGAAAATCTGGTACAGATATGTAAAGCTTACCACCAGGTTTAAGAATCCTCTTCCACTCATTGAGTATAACAAACGCGTCTTGTCGATTAAAATATTCTAAAAGATGACTAGCATAAAGGACATCAACTGAATTATCTTCAAATTCGGGCATTGTTTCAATATCTGTTACGATATCAACTTGATCATACTTAAATCCGTCAACGTGAATCCATTTACGACCATAGTGTCTCCATCCAGATCCTAACGCCACCTTTTTAATCACCATCATAAAAAAGTTTGTGGTATGCAAAATAAGGCATACCGAATAATAAATTTATTTTTTGCCATCTTAGTATTATTTAACTATATAAAAACTATATAGTATTTAAACTTTACTAATTTAACATTTATTGAAGTGCTAATATCTCTTTAATAAGGTTTGTCTTGCTTCTATCAGTTGTCCCGAATTTCTTCCCAACAACCTTTAATTCTGAAAAAGACATATTTTCTAGTCCTTTCTCTGTATATTTATTACTAGTTTTAGCAGGTTTAACGCTACCACCAATAGTTTTATTTATACCAGACATTTTCCAAATTTTCTCAAGAGTTTTATCGGCTTCGCCAATCTTACCAGCCCTTACAAGGTCTTTGTATTTACGCTTCAGTGTAGCTTTTTCGTTCATTTTAATATAAACAAAATTACTCGTTATAATCCATTGCTATCCAGCCAACTGTAACATCGTCACTAGTAACTGCAGAACCATCAATCGCTGCTGTAAATCCTGATGTTGTAACACTTGTAGCGTTAGTAGTACCTGTGATGTCATCTTCCTGTTGTGTTATAACAACAATCGGTGTTGACTTCATTGTATGCGCAAAAGTTACTGTTTCTGTACCGTCTCCACTACCATCTACTGTAATATCGGCGCTACCGCTTTGTAAATTCTGAGCTTTCACGTAACCGCTTCTCCATCCAAATCTTCCCATTTGTTTTTTTGTGCCTCCTTTCAATAATTGGTCCATCACTTCTGTGAATCTGGCCTAAGCCTTTCCAACACGAAAGTATTGAGTATGATACCTTGAAAAAATAAAAGGTCTAAAAAAAATAAAAATGGAGGTTTCCCTCCGTTTTTTTAATATTAGTATGCTACGTCAGTAAAGACGATTGCATCTGGTTGAGTAACAACTGCAATGTAAGCGGATAATAATGTAATCCATGTTTGATCCCTTTCGGGTCTATCAAAGACTTTCAAAGTAGGTTTTTGTCCCCACACGATTGCTGCTGCAACCTTAGCCTTCATCATGATACATCTTGTCATATTAACACCGTTTGTTACGTTAGTTCCGTCTGGACCTGCCGCTGAACCTGTACCGTTTACAGACTCTACGTTGTTAGTGACAATTATCTTTACACCTAAGTATTCTCCGATCTCTCCGTTTTGGATAACTTTGTTGTTACCGTATTCGGCTGCATTAACGAATTGACTATCTGTTAAGAATGTCTCTTCTTGTGCTGGTGAGATGAAATATACAAAAGGTTCTGTTGTTGTTGGGTTCCAAGGATTCTTCGCACCTGCAGAGACTGTCTCTGTTCCACTACTCCAATATTTTGCTTCGCCTGTCTTCAAGTATCTCATGGACTTTGCTACTAGATCTGTAGTAACTTTGTCTGCTGCTGTTAAGTCGTCATCACCTGTAGCGTCTCCGCCGTATAGTGTTTGAGCTCCGCCAACAGTACTTGTTGTCAGTGTTGCGTCGCCAATTGCTGCTGCAATAGCGTAGTCTATCCTGTCACCGACTGCATATGATAATTCTTCCTTAGCCCACTGAAGTAAATTCAATAGGTTAACTCGGATACCGTAGTTCGAAAGTGCAACACCGCTATTGGCGATTGCAGGAACTGCGGATACATTATCCATGTTATCGATTTGAGTGACTGTAATATCGGAAGATGTAGGTTCGGATGTACCGTATGAGACTCCACTTCTTCCTAAGTAAAGTTTCCTTTTTGGAATAGACATTTGATATGTCCCTTTAGGTAGTGTGTATTCTGATACGAAATTCTTGAAAAAATGTTGATTCTTTGCAGCTTCAACAATCTTTTTTAAATATTCTACAGGTTGTAGCCCATTAGATGTAACAGATGACCCAGCGGCAGTTGCTGCCACAGTTGTACCTGTACCCAATGTTTTTACAGTTGAACCAAGTTCTTCACTTGATAAAGTTCTTATTGTTTCCATTTTAAAATTATAACTTTTAGTTTAAAGAGTATAACTCCCTTGGCCTCCTGAATGTATGAACCCTGCCATTTGAGTGAAAGCGTCCTCGTGATTCGTTTCACAGATTACTCCGTTCATCGAAGTATCACTTAGAGTTTTTCTCGTAGCTGGTTCGCTCAACTTTTTCTGAAGTGATTCGATTTCGTCAGATAATTTCTTAATCTTTAAATCTTTTGTGTCGCTTAACTCCTTCTTTTCTTCGACTGGTTTCTCTTTCTCTTCCGTTTCTTCTTCGACTTTTTCGGTCTCCGGAGATTCGTCAGCTAATGATTTACCACTCATCCTTGATGCCAATATTGATTGCATTTCTGTAATCTTCTTAAACATGTTTTCGTTTGACATATCTGAAAGAGTTTCCCCTTTTGTTTCAGTTGATGCCTCGAAAGCGTTAACAACGTCACTCATTGGAGTGTCTGGATTATCAGACAAGTACTTGATAGCGAAACTGGAATATTCGGAGAGTTCTTTGACAGTTAACTCGGAAATAGTCTTCTCAGATAATTTCTTTGGTTTTTTTGCCTCCTTCTCTTCTTCCTTTTTCTCTTCCTTCTTCTCGTCTTTTTCCTTAGGTTCTTCGGTCTTAACTTCAGATTTCTCTTCAGTCTTCGCTTCCTTAGGTTCTTCCTTAAATTTCTCCTCTTCCTTAGCTTCTTCTTTAGGTTCTACTTCCTCAGTCTTTTCCTCAGATTTCTCTTCGGCCTTTTCTTCAGTTGCTTCCTCTTTAGCTTCCACTTCTGGTTGAGCTTCTTCTTTAACTTCAGTTGATTCAGTATTTTCTACTGTTTCTGTTGTTTCTAATTCTTTTGCCATTATATTTTTAACTAAATTTGACCCCCTTTCAGTAATTTGTAAGTCTGATTCTTCGTCTGCTAGTGTTACCATTCTTGTCATTTTTTCATCTTTATCTTTTGAATCTGATAATTTCATGTAAGCATCTTTACACCCTGGGTTAACAACTAGTCCAAAACTGTTAAAACTAAAACTTGTATAATCCTTCGTAGCTTCGTTTTCAACGCCGGACATTGTAGCCGATATTCCAAATTTCGGTTTAGCTTTATCTAAATAGAACGCTATCGTAGGGTCCCATACTTCAACGTCTCCTATAAGTCCCTTGTCAGTAAATCTTGGATTTTGTATAAAGCCTACCCAGCTTGAAACAGGTGTAGGAATATGCGCATTATCTTGTGGGTCAACATCTAGGTGGTCGTTGTAAAGATGTCTTCGTTCCTTATCATCCCAATTTGTGTTAAGGTATGCGTTACGAATCTCGTCAATAGAATATTTGTTCATCTTCCAAACGCCCTCTGAAAGGATTACTTGATCCTTTTTAATGAAAGGTAACTTTTGGTCGATTTTAATAGAACTTCCTTTAACCATAGTTTTTATTAAATTTTAAAGTATTTAAACCTTTCTATAAGAAAATAAGAATATAACGATATTATCATCATTTACTCTTTCTCTTCATCATTTTCTTCAGTTTTTGTACTAGTCACAGATCCTCTAGTATTCTCGCTTGTTGTAAATCCTTCAGCCATATTATATTCCTCCTCATATCCTCCTATCTCATAATTCGAGACAAGAAGTTCAGTTTTATTTATCCTTTTACCCTTAAATGATCTAGGTACTGGGAAGTAGTAAACGTTAAAGTCTTCATTAAACATTTCCTCTATCCAGTCAACCTTGTTTATGCTCATCAAAAAGTTTCCCTTGAATCCTTTAAGAGTTTGTTTAAGTTGTTCACAGTCTTCCTTAGTGTAAAGTCCTGTACCTTCTGGGCCTGCCCATTCGTCTGGGTACGGTGGATCTAGGTATACGAACACGCCTTCATTATTGTTCATGTTTAAAATGTCGATAGCGTTAGTGCTATGTATCTCAACACCATCCAACCTTTTTTTAAGTTTGTGCATACGTTTAAGGATACCGTTTTTTACCTTCTTAAAATGTCCCCAGTTTTTCAAGTTTAACCCGTATGAATATGTCAGAATATAAAAGAACCTGTAAAACCTTTCAACAGGATCGTCTGGAACTTCGGAATCCCTTAACTTGAAGAATAAATTTTCTATAGGTTGCCATTCCATGTTCTTCAACGCGGTCAACTGTTCCTCACTATAACTAGAAATGAAATTGTAGGCGTTAGCTATCTCCTGGTTCATATCGTTTATAACGTTGAACTCTGCCGGTTTCTTCTTAAAAAATACTGCGCCGCCGCCCATGAACGGTTCTACATACGTCCTATGGTCAGGTATCATTTTAACTAACTTTTTAGCAACTTTAGATTTGCCGCCTGAGCTTCCGAACGCCTGTAAACATCTAAGATGTTCAGGACATTCCTGGTTTTTCCCTATCTTGTGTCTTTCCATCTTCCACCTCGCCTTTATCATCATCGACTTCAACTTCTTCTTCCTTGGTCATGTCTTGCGCTGTATCCTTGGTTTTGTCATCTTCTGTTATGTCTAACCTTTCAGAACTGATAGCGTAACCTCTCGCTTCCTCTGGCAATATTGTTCCAGATTTAACGTATTCTGTTATCCTTTTAGCTTTATCAGATATTTCTTCAACGCCTATGTACCCCCAGTAAACTTCCGGTGTCTCTTTAAGTTTATAAAACTTTGCTATTTTCCTGAACACGTACTTGTTAAACATTGCCAACGTTCTAGTCACAAGATCGTTTAATGAATATGTTAAGAACATAAGCTGGATGTTAAGCGTATTGCCTTGGATTGCAACTTTTCCATTACGCATTGTAAGGAAGAAACCTGTGTCAGTCTCAAAACACCACACTTTGCCATCATATTTTTTTATTTTTATATCTTTACTCATATGGCTTAGTTCATTTCTATCTTTTATTAAATTGACTCTATAGATATTATTATGATACTCCTTATATTTATCTTCATCTTTTTGTTTGTGATAGTTTGCAGAATATCCTAACCTCATTGATAGATAAATAAAATCTTCAGCAAGTTTTTCGCTTGTTGTGTAATAACATCCTTTTTCAAATCTTCTATCCCAGGTCCCGTCACCCTTCATCATTGAGTGAAATAATATTTCTGCACATTCATCATCTATTTTATGTACATCTTTAATAATTTTGTTTGGGGCCTTTGTACCATATTCTTTAAGGACTTTCCATAGCCTTTTGTCACAAACTGCCCATCTTTCTATTTCGTCTTTTTCGTCATAATAATTTGTGAAATGGAACGGCATTTTTTCAAAACATTCAGCGAAATCTTCAGTATATTCTCCTTTCTGTGCGAATGTAATTGTGTAACATTTTGGTTTTTTGCTTTCAAGAAATTTTGTATATAATCCACCTTCTGATAGAAAGTATCCAAGAAACTCATAAAATAATTTTTTATCTACATGAACATCTTTGTCGTATAATTCATTATGTACTCCTTGCCCTTCTTCTTTTACACTTGGTATAACTATTATATCATCTGTTTTAAATTTATCAATCCATTTACCATTCTTTTTAAATTTATACTGTCTAAATTTTATGTTCTGTGCTTCGTCCACTTTCCATTTATCACTCCTGTTTTCGGTAAACAACATTTTATGATCTGGTGTAACTAATATATCTTCTGATTTACCTTCAAAATGATACATATCACCATCATAATCATATGAGTACAATCCTTTGTGCGGTTTAAATGTTATCTGACATGTTTTAATATCATAGTTAGCTATTTCTTCTTTATCATTGACTTCATGATAATCTTTCCATCCTTCTCTAGTGAGAACTTTTGTATCCTCTGAATAACATGACCTATTAGTAGCTTCACCCATCCCAGTTATCAAACTTATAGGGAATCCGTTCATCGCTGACGTTATGTCTGATCTTAGATATGTCAACGTTTTCTCCGTGTCTGGGTTAGTTTTCACGCTAAGCGGTTCAACCCTGTGCCAGTAAGGAAACGCTAGAAACTTATTAGAATTCATCCTCTGTAAGTTCCTCAACGCGTTATCTATCTGTTGTGGCGTAGGCGGATGATTAAGATCGCCGACATAATCGACTATTGGAGCATCGCCTTTATTTTCTAATGCTGTAGAATGTGAATTCTTAATCTTGGCTTCGCTCATTATTGAATTGTATGCTGGTTCAATGACACCCTGTGAATAAAACCTGTCACCGTACGGATACAATTTGAAATGGACAATCCGTTCCGAAGCTATGAAGATCTCGTTATCGGATATGTCCACGTCATAAATTTCATTCGTTCTAGGATTTATAGGGATAGCGTCACCCCTCTCATTATTATCGTTCGTTATCATGTGAGAAGCTTTCTGCATGTAGCCTATCGGTTTATCATACTCGTCTAAAGCTATCTCGCCTGAAGAAAGTTTAGCGTAACTCATCGACTTAGGGTCTATTATTACAATGTCTGTTATGTTGTTAGGATCGTTATCATTCTTACCACCTATAAGTTCTATGTAAGCATTACCGTATATAAACTGGTACTTAAAAACTGTCTCTAGGACAGTGTCGAATGTTATATCTTCACCGTGGTATCCAATGTTATCAATGAACGTTTGGAAAATCATGTTAGCCCTTTTATCCTTGACCTTCATGTTCCACCCTGCCGACATTATGACTTGCGTCATTTTATTGATACCGCCGAACACTAACGGATGCTTTAAATAAACATTCTCAAGGTCAGCCATCGGTATTGCGTTAGAACCGCCAGAATTTTTAACAGAAACTCTTCCATCCTCAATACCTATATCGCCATAAATCTGATTAGCGTCGTCTAAAGTGACAGTCTTGTTGAACCCGAATGCGTCTGATAGTGTCTTCATCTTGTTTTCATTGCTGAGATAACTTTGTGTAGTTCAGTCAACCCTTCTTCCTTTATAAGATACGTTAACACTCCCCACGCAGGTATAGCTAATATGCTAACGCTTACACCAAAAACTCCCCACACAACGTAACTAACGGCTATACCGTATATCATCGTGTACATAACGAAGTTTACAACGAAGCTTATCTCTTCCTTTTTTAGTTCCTTAAACTTTTTAAGCTTTTCTACTACTTTAGATATCTTATACATATAATAACTAGTTACAAATACTATTTAAGTCTTACTACTAATTGCCGACGGCTATGTAGTCCTCAACACCGTTCTCGAAATACTGTGAACCCTTACAAGCCATGGCTAAGCTCATCACTGTGTCATCGTGAGCAGCGTGTGAGACTAACTGGTTAGTGTGTGTCAACTTTGACTGTTGGTCCCTGAAAGCTATTAACTCCTCAGTGAGCTTGTCGGTGTACGTTCTTGTTGCTCCGAAGTCGTCGTTAGCCCTCGGGATTACTAACATCTGTTTCTCGATTATTTGTTTAAGTTCTATAAGCATCTTCCTCCTGGCTATGGACTGGAAAGACTGTTCCTGGAGCGGGTAACCTAACCTGTAAAGGTCTTTAAGGAACCCCTGGGCAACGTTGTTAGGATCTACGACTATCATGTCAGGTTTATAAATACTGACAAGTTCGGATATCTTTGATACCTTCTCCTCGACCGGGAGCCCCTTGTACCTGTCAGCACGTCGGATCACTATCTTACCGTTTATGTACTCGCAAACCGTGTATGCGTCGAAGTCGGCATAGTGTCCGGAACCGTACGCGAAATCGCAGTTATGAGTAACAATATTTTGGTTACAATAACTATGATTATTATTAACATCAAAGTTATACACCCATTCCTTGGAATGTTGTTTAGTTATATTAGATATTGGTACAACAAGGAATCCTCCTACTATTTTACCATATACGCTTCTTTTAGATTTTTTGTGTGAATGTTTTATCCCAAACATGTCCAATATCTTTATTGAGTTGTTTGTGCTTGTTGCTAGTTGATATGTTTCGTTAACATTAACACTACGTCCTTGTATAATCATTTGCCCACTTTTACGCATTATTGAAGATCTTGAAATGATACCCATACTAAGCAATAGCCTTTGTATCCCTAGATTAAGATTTTTACTTATTGATACGAAACTTATAACCAAATCATGTTTTTTCTTATTTTCGTGTATACATCCATCACCATCAAAGTAACCATTAATTAGATTAGTTATATTAGATTTTTTCCAGTCATATATATCATACGGTAATTTTTTAAACTTTGTCAAACTGGAACATGACGATAATATGTCTAACATTGAACCGTATACAAAACTTATCTCGGTAGCAGTTTCACGTTTCCGTTTATAAAAATTGACTTTATTTTTTTTAAGTATTCCTTCAACTTTTGATGTATCTTCATTATTACCGAAACATATAGAGATTCTTGTAGAATTTTTTGATTGTTTATTCTTCCATCCATCAGCTAACCATAATCCTACTAAGTATGACAAATCATCACCAACATCTTTTGCGTCGTTGATTTTAGTTATTGGTATAGTTAATTTATCTTTTTTCGTTATTGTTTCAGCATTTTTCCAAACAAATTCATTATTTTCATAAACAAGGAAAGGATGTTCTGATGTTGTACTTACTGCCAATGGTTGATACATAGGCTTGATAGAATAAATTTCACCATTATACATTCTTTTAGAGTATCCGTTAATTTTTTCGTATGATCCGTTGTCTGTTAATAGTTTTAAATTTTTATCTTTTTCGTTATATACATCTTCTATATTCAACATACCTTTACTTGTGTTGATTATTTCTGTACACGGCATGCACCCGATATATATTTGTCCGCCCTCGTTCTTAGTCGTGAAACCGCGACTCAAGTCGTAACAGTCCTCTACAGCCGCAAGGCTGTAAAACGGCGATTCGGATTCAGCCCTAGGATTGACCATATAATTTTTCTGGAAAGATGCTAAACTTGTATTCTTAATCTCGGCCCGTAAATATTCCCTTGTATACTTCTCAGGCCAGATGCTTGTCCCGTTCTCGTCAGCGTTACCGTCATCGTCGATCAATGCTGGGTAGTACTTACTATAGTACCCGTCACTATTCATCAACTGAGCTAACAAGTCGGAAGTGTTGACTGGAGTACTAACCGCGGCAAGTTTACCCTTCTTATTAGTCACCCTACTCGCGACGTCACGGATGAAGACTTCGTGGTCATCGTAAACAGCCACCTCGTCAGCGAAGACGTAGTCAGCCTGGTTGCCACGAATGTTTGGAGAGTTGGAACTGTAAAGGATAGTCGAACCGTTACTAGTAACTATCTTCTCCTTTGTCCACGTAGTACGACTGTCTTTAGGCTTAAGGGACAAAAGAACCTCGTTATTCTCGATCTCGAGCTTGATGTCTGCCAGAATCTTAGCCGACTGAGTCCTAATAGTGTTGGCCACGATTATGTTAATAGAATTCGGGAAAAAGAAGCACATGTAAAGACAATAACCTACACCGAACATCTCGGTTTTACCGAAACCGGTGGGGGCTGCGATGGCTATCCTACTATTACTCCTTAAAATGTCGACCCACTCCTTATGGAAAGGTTTAAGAATCCTACCCATTACCCTGGTATAGAAAAAACCGAAGTCCATCCGGCACTTCATTAAAAATAAACTTTCATTCTCACCCTGGAGAATTTCATCCTTAGTCCTCATCCAAAATTACTACGGAAACCTTACGGCCTATGTAATCCTTGGGAACGTAAATGACCCCAGAACAAGGATTCTTCTTGACCTCTTTGAAAATTATGTGACTCTTGCCATGGACAAGGCTTGACAAAATTTCAACTGTTTCCATAATTCCTCCCGAAAATAAGGTGCCGAAAAAGACGTTGTCTTGAGGCCGAATGAGGTGATCTGGGAAAGAACGGTGGCCTGGACTGGCCCCTCGACACCTTGTTTAAGTAATCCCTTATCAACCTGTTACGGACAATCACTAAAAGCTGGCCGATATGAGCACGGTGAGTAACCACACGGGCAGTGTGTTCACCAGAATAAATACTCGTGGTCATCTTGGCAGAGACGTAGACGTAACCGTCTCGTAAAGAGACAGTGTGCTTTATAAACCTTAAATAAAAACTACTGTTCATAACTATATAAAATATATATACTATTTAAACTTTACTGAAACATAAATGTAAACTACTGGGGGGGAGATTTTTTATAGATTTTTTTATATTTAAATTATACTGCCCAGCCAAAACTGGATATTATATAGTTATGTGCCCCCATATAGTTATATTATCTAGTTTTTATATAAAATACACAGAACGAGGTGACTACTACACAATAAAATGTTACTACTGTGAAATGACAACGACAAACCGGCCGGCCGTCAAACCGAATAACTATCTTTATAAAGATATGTGTTGTATGTTATATATGTTCTCTCTCTCTCTACAGTGTGTAGAGAATAGAAACATTTATAAGATAGAATGTATAAGATATATCATGGTAATAACAAACAATAAGATTATGTCACAACATGGTAAGAAGAATAAGAAGAATTTATTTTTGTCGATGGGTGACGTTATGAGAATAAACAAACAGATAAAACATAACAATCTTATTAATAAGAATGGTGTTAAAAATGTGACAATACCAATACCAAAATCTCATAAAATCGTTGGGTTATCTATCTGTGGGTTATCGTTTGTGTCTGTTGGGTGTGATGTGGTTACAATACCAATGGGTTTATCTGTTATGATGTCACCAAAGAAGAGAGATATTCTACCAACATTTACC